TTATTTTGAGAAGATAAAGAAATCTATGGACCCTGAAGATTACCAGTTAGAAATATCTCAGCACCCTAGAAATATAGCAGAAGCATTTAAACATAGAAAGATATCTAAGTTTCCATCTCATCTTGTTACTGCACAAATAAGAAGAATAGAAGATAAAGAATATGCTTATGAGTATCTAGATATATCTAGAGATGAAACAGGAAAGATTAAAGTAAAAGATAGTAATAAGTTACCAATATCTGAATTTCCAATAAGTAAAAAGACTGAAGATAAAACTGGATGCTTAGTTGTATGGGAAAGACCTATCAAAGATCCAGTATATGGTCAGTACTATGCTTCTATTGACCCTGTAGCTGAAGGAAAGACAACTACCTCAGACTCATTATGTTCTATCTATGTAATGAAAGCTCCAGTAGAAGTAACTAAGATTACTAATGGTGAAACAGAAACATATATAGAACAAGATAAAATAGTAGCAGCATGGTGTGGAAGATTTGATGATATCAAACAAACACATGAAAGATTAGAAATGATCATAGAGTGGTATAATGCTCAGACTGTAATTGAGAATAATATTTCTTTATTTATTCTATATATGATATCTAGAAAAAGACAAAGATATTTAGTTCCCAAAAACCAAATAATGTTCTTAAAAGACTTAGGTGCAAATGCTAACGTCTTCCAGGAGTATGGTTGGAGAAATACAGGAGTACTATTTAAACATCATTTATTAAGTTATGTAATAGAATACTGTAAAGAAGAACTAGATACTGTAACTAAACCTGACGGAACTATAGTAAGAACAACCTATGGTGTAGAAAGAATACCAGATATAATGTTACTTAAAGAAATGCATGCATATGTAGATGGATTAAACGTAGATAGATTAGTTGCATTTTCTGCAATGGTTGCATTTATGAGAATCCAACAAGCAAATATTGGTTATGCTAAAAGAGTTATTATGGATGATGCAAGTAAAAACTTGCAAAAGTCAGAAAATTTGTTTAAATTAAATAGCAGTCCCTTTCGTCATATGGGAGGAAAAGGTACTAAGATTAACGGTCAATATATAAAAAGATCAGCATTTAAAAATTTTAAATAAAAGACATGCAAGTATTAAATGCAATGCAGCTTAAAGCTGGAGCTAAAGTGGAAGCAAATAGAATGGGTACTATAACACAACCTGTTCAATTTTTACCTAAATCAGAAAAAACTGATGAATGGGCTGCTTGGAATTTAGATTGGATAGAATGGAATGGTTTAAAACAAATTAGAAGGAATGCTAGAAGATTAATGAAAAATTATAAGCTAGCAAAAGGCATAATAGATAAGTCTGATTATTTAGTATCTGATGATAATGAATATAGAGATATTCTTGAAGTACTTACTAAAGAAGATGAATCAGCACTTGAATTAAAGTTTTATCCAATTATCCCAAATGTTATTAATGTTCTAGTAGGTGAATTTGCTAAGAGATCTACTAAACTTACATACCGTGCAATAGATGATACATCATATAATGAAATGATGGAGCAAAAAAGAAAGATGGTAGAAGATACTTTATTTGCTGATGCTCAAACAAAAATTCTTGCTGCTATGCTTGAACAAGGATTAGATCCAAATTCAGAAGAAGCTCAAGCAGAAATATCTCCAGATAAATTAAAAACATTACCAGAAATAGAATCTTTCTTTCAAAAAGATTATAGATCTATGGTAGAACAATGGGCTTCTCATCAACATAAAGTAGATGTTGAAAGATTTAATATGGATGAACTTGAAGAAAGAGCATTCAGAGACATGCTTATTACTGATAGAGAGTTTTGGCATTTTCATATGATGGAAGATGATTATGAAGTAGAACTTTGGAATCCAGTTATTTGTTTTTATCATAAGTCTCCAGATGCAAGATACTTATCTCAATGTAATTGGGTTGGTAAAACAGATATGTTTACAGCTTCTGATGTTGTAGATAAATATGGTTATTTAATGGATAGTGATCAGTTACAAGCATTAGAAGCTATTTATCCAATTAGATCAGCTGGCTATAACACAGGAGGTTATCAAAATGATGGTTCTTATTATGATGCTACTAAATCTCATGAATGGAATACAAATATGCCTTCTCTTGGAATGAGACAGTATACTAGTGCAATGAGTGGTAATGTAATGAATGGTGGAGATATTATTACTGAAATACTTTCTGAAGGAGAAGATTATTATGATCAAGGTAGTGCATATTTATTACGGGTAAGTACAGTATATTGGAAGACTCAAAAAAAAGTAGGACACTTAACAAAAATTACTGAAACTGGAGAAGTTCTTACAGAAATTATTTCAGAAGATTATAGAGTATTAGATAAACCAATTTATGATGATAGATTATTTAAAAATAAAACTAGAGATAATTTAATTTTTGGAGAACATATAGATTGGATTTGGATTAATGAAGTATGGGGTGGAGTAAAGATAGGACCAAATCTTCCTTCTTTTTGGGGAATGAATAATCCTGGAGGATTTACTCCAATGTATATAGGCATAGAAAGAAAAAAAATTGGAGCTCTTAAGTTTCAATTTAAAGGAGACAATACTCTTTATGGTTGTAAGCTTCCTGTAGAAGGAGCTATATTCTCAGATAGAAATACTAAGTCAACTGCTCTTATTGATTTAATGAAGCCATTCCAAATTGGATATAACATAGTAAATAACCAGATTGCTGATATATTAGTAGATGAGTTAGGTACTATTATCATGTTAGACCAGAACACTCTTCCTAGACATTCTTTAGGAGAAGATTGGGGAAAAGGAAATTTAGCAAAAGCTTTTGTAGCAATGAAGAATTTTCAGATGCTTCCTCTTGATACTAGTATTACTAATACAGAGAATGCACTTAACTTCCAACACTTTCAGAAACTAGATCTATCTCAGACAGAAAGATTAATGTCAAGGGTAAATTTAGCTAATCACTTTAAGCAACAAGCATTTGAAGTAATAGGTCTCAATCCACAAAGAATGGGACAACAGATTGCACAAATGACTGCTACAGGAGTAGAACAAGCTGCTGCAGCATCTTATGCTCAAACAGAAATATTCTTTATTCAGCATTGTGATTATTTAATGCCTAGAGTTCATACTATGAGAACTGATTTAGCACAATTTTATCACTCTACTAAACCATCTGCAAGATTAACATATCTTACATCAGCAGATGAAAAAGTTAATTTTGAAATTGACGGTACTGATTTATTAATGAGAGATCTTAATATCTTTTGTAGTACTACTGCAAATCATAGAGCAGTTTTAGAACAGCTTAAACAAATGGCATTACAAAATAATACTAGTGGTGCCTCAATTTATGATCTTGGTAAAATTGTACAATCTGATTCATTATCAGAACTTAATAATGCTCTTAAAACTTCTGAAGCAAAATTAGCTAAACAAAAACAAGAAGAGCAACAACAAGCACAGCAAATGCAACAAGAACAACTTGCTTCTCAAGAAAAACAACAACAAGCACAAATACAAGCTACTGCTGAAAGAGATGATAAGTTAATTCAAAAAGATATTACTGTTGCTGAAATTAGAGCAGCTGGTTATGGAGCTATGGCTGATATTAATCAAAATAAAGAATCAGACTTTTCAGAATCTATGAAAGAGATAAGAGAAACTGAACAGTATCAGTCTCAAACAGATCTTCAAAGAGAAAAACAAAGTAATGATATGGTTAAACATTCTCAAAAAATGAGTATAGAAGAACAAAGAATACAGTCTCAACAAGATATTGCAAATAAACAATTAGAGATTGCAAGAGTAAATAAAAACAAATATGATGGTAATTCAAAAAATAATAAGAATAAAAAATAAGACTTAGCCATATAGTGCCAAAAAAATTTTTTTTATTCTAAATTTTTAAGATTTAATTTGTATATTAAAGTATAACCAAAACCAACAAAGATGAATGAAACTAACAAAGAACATGAAGATGTTCAAATAGTAGACACTACAACGGTAGGTCAGGCAGATGTAAATATTGATGAGTTATTTGGAATTCCTGGAGCAGATAGTATTATGCTACCTGCAGATGAAGAAAAACCAAAAACTATGTTTACTAAAGAAATAGTAGACACCACGTTCCTTGACAAGCCTATATCTAAAGAAGATATAGCACAGAAAGAAGAAATCCAAGAAGCAATAGCTGAACTTGATGGACTTATTAGTCAAGAAGAAGATGCTGGTAATAAAGGAAGACCTAAAGTAGATAAGTCAGGTCTTTTAGAATTAGCACAAAAAATGATTGAAGAAGGATCTTTAGTTGGATTTGATGATGATAAACCATTAGAAGATTATACAACAAAAGACTTTAGAGAATTATTTGAAGCTAATGCAACAGAAAGAGAAAATAAAGTAAGAGAGAATGTTCCAAGAGAATTTTTTAATGCTTTACCAGAAGAACTTCAATATGCTGCTAAATATGTAGCTGATGGAGGACAAGACTTAAAAGGTCTTTTCAGAACTCTTGCTCAAGTAGAAGAGATGAGACAGTTAGATCCACGTGATGTTAATGATCAAGCAGAAATAGCAAGACAATATCTTCATGCAACAAGCTTTGGAACAGCAGATGAAATTGAATCAGAAATTCAAGATTGGTATGATTTAAATAGATTAGGTCAAAAAGCAAATCAGTTTAAGCCTAAGTTAGATAAAATGCATAATGAAATTATCCAACAACAACTTACAGATCAAGAACACAAGAAAAAACAACAAGCATCTGCAGCAAAAGCTTATACAGATAATGTTTATAATACACTGTTAACTGGAGAGTTAGGTGGAGTAAGGCTTGATAAAAAAACACAAGGTGTTCTTTATTCAGGATTAGTTCAACCAAATTATCCTTCTATGTCAGGAAAACCTACTAATTTATTAGGCCACCTTTTAGAAAAGTATCAGTTTGTAGAACCAAGACATGATCTTATTGCAGAAGCACTTTGGTTACTTTCAGATCCAGATGGATATAAAGGTAAAGTAAGAGAGCAAGGATCAAAAGAAGCTGTAGAAAAAACAGTAAGACAATTAAAAACAGAAGAAGCAAGAAAAAATACCTCTCCATACAATTCAGAAGAAGAAGATGATAGAGCAAGAAAGACACCTTCAAGAACACAAAAAACACTCCCTAGAAATAGTGGTAGTATGTTTAGAAGATTTTAATAAATAGTAACAAATAAAACAAATATAAAAATGGCAACTCCAGTAATGAACAACGGCATATTCCTCCGGGATACAGCCTATGCGGCAAGTTCCCATGTGGATTCATACCACCTGGTGAATATGCTAAAAGATGCAGAACCAATGGACTTAGGTCCAGTAGACCTTTGGGCAATGGCTCAAAGAGTTGAAATGCCTCTTTACCAATTATCATCTTTTGGTGGTAAAAATGTAATCAATGTTGATAATGCTCGTGGAGAGTACAAGTGGCAGACTCCTGTCTCTACTGATCTTCCTTTCATTGTTGAAGACATTGAGTCAGCTAATGGCTTTAAAGGTATAGATGGTACAACCTTCCGTATCAAACTTAACAAAAGAGAATTTGGACATGGTGATATTATCACATATGACAAATACAATGGTTGTGAGATGTACATCACTGCAGAAGATATTCTTCCAATGGGTGATGGTTTTGTCTACACAGTTCAGTTAGTTAACAATGATAATTATAAGTTTTTAGAAAATAGGTACCTTGCTAATGGTACTAAAGTATTTAGAAAAGGTTCAGCCCGTGGTGAATATGGTGAGAGATTCTCTGACATTATCACTAACACAGGTTTCCGTGAATTCTACAACTTTGTAGGAGGAGCAGAAGCTCACGTTCACTATTCTGTATCTTCAAGAGCAGACTTAATGATCAAAGGTGGAATGAATGCAGATGGTACAGTTCCTGTAACTGAAATCTGGAGAACATTTGATAAAAACATAGATCCTTCTATTGCTTCTTTGGAAGACATGGTTAAGGTTATGGGTAAAGACAAAGTGAAAAAAGCATTTGATAATGGAGATCTTTCTAGAACTTTCTTAACTAATATGGAAGCTGCTCACCTTTCTAAGGTAGCAACTGACATTGAGACTTACTTAATGTGGGGTCATGGTGGTAGAGTTCGTCAAGATGGTCCAGATGATGTAAGGTTATCTGTAGGTTTATGGAAGCAGTTGGATAACTCTTTCAAAAGAGTATACAACAAAAATAACTTTACACTTGACTTGTTCCGTGGAGAAATCTATAACTTCTTTAATGGTAAGGTTGAATTCCAAGGTCCAGATCCTAAGCGTTCTCTAGTAGTTCAAACAGGTATGGGTGGAATGCGTATGGTAAATGAAGCTATTAAAACTGAAGCAATTGCATCAGGTTTAATGATTCAGGCTGCTGATATTGGTGCTATCACTGGTAAAGGTATGGACTTGAATTTTGGTTTCTCTTACACATCTTATGTAATTCCTTTCTTGGCAAATGTTAAGTTTGTCTTGAATCCTGCATTTGACAATGTACATACAAATGATATTGAGAATCCAATCATTGATGGTTTCCCATTAAGTTCTTACTCATTCATTATCTTTGATATCACAGATAATACAAATGATAATATCTTTATGTTGAAATTATCTTGGGATAATCAATTGAAGTGGTGGTACCAAAATGGTACAATGGATTACATGGGACGTAGCCAAGGCTTCCAATCCTCTGGACAATTCAATGGTTACCGTGTAATG